TTGTTGGTGAGGGTGATTTGGGAGTGGGGCATCAGCCGCTCGCACAGAGGTAGCCTTCGATGTCAGCCCCCTCGCCCACGAGGTAGGAGACGGAGTAGACGCACCCAGGGAGGGCAACGGCGTTACCCTCAGTTATGAGGGTCTCGGCTCTGTTCCCCTCTTCGTCGTACAGGGGGAACGGGGTGCCGCCCGGCTCGACCAGGCAGGACCACTGGACGGTCCCGGAACCAGACTCAGCGATCAGGATCCCGCCAGCCGAAGCGTGGAAGGGGATCACCTGGGAGGTGGAGACATCCGAGGTGATTTTGACCGGCATGACCCCGGCGTTGCGTTCCATCTTGGGCATGGTGACCTCGACATAGAGTGGGCGTCTGCCCCATTTATGTCGCAACGCACCCCAGATGGATCACTGCTTTTTCGGAGTCTGCTTGAGGCTGTACTTCTCGTGCACCAGAGCCACGGCATCCTCTTTTTTCATGCCTGGCTTCTTGCTCATCTCCTCCCGGACCAGCTTTCTGGCAGTCGCCCTGTTGATGCCGACCTGCTTCCGGGGCATCTCTGTACCCTGGTGTGTGACCATGCCTTGAACCGTTAGGTTGCGGGCCTTGGCTACAGCCTTGACGTCAGCCGTGTCCGACACCCAAGCCATGGGGTCCATGTGACCCCGCTTGTCGGCCAGACCGGAGACGTACTGCTTGCCGGTGATGCTGATTCCGGCAGCCTTGGCTTCGCGGACCATCCTCTGGGCCTGGTGAACCGGCATGTCGTCCATCCAGTTGCCGTCGAGCCTGCCCTGCTGGAACGCCCGGTCGGTGCCCTTGGTTCCCGGAGGCTGCTGAAGCGCACACATCAGGGCGAAGGATTCGGTCTGCCCGTCCCTGATCATCCGCTCGTAGTGGTGGCGGATCTCGTCGGGGGCGGCTTCGATCTCGAACGGCAGCGGGATCCTCATGGCTGCATCTCCTGCGGAATCTGCTCGGGCTCCGGGGGCATGAGAGGAGCCCCGCCGCCGCCTTCGACCGGGGGAGAGTTACCCTCGGGGCCAGGTGGAGTGGGCTGGCCGGGGTCACCGGGAGGCAGCGGCGGGGGCGGCGGGGGCGGGGGCTGGATCATGTACGGGTTCGGGTCGATGTCGATGGACTTGCACCAGTCGCGGAGCAGGGCGTTCATGGGGTCAACCTGACCCATCTGGGCGAAACCTTGAAGGATAGGACCGAGGGTCTGAACTGCCATCTGCATCCGCTCCACCTCGCTGGCCTTGTTCGGCTTGCGGGCAGAACCAGCCTCGATGCGGTACTCGTACTCTCGGGCAACCGTGTTGAGGTCGAGCTGCTGGATCTGGGACTCCCAGACTTCAGCACCCAGCGGGCCGAGAACCGGGACGACGTCCTGGCCGGTCAGCAACCATCTGGCTGCAAGTGCTTCCCTGCGGGCCAGTAGTCCCATAGCGTCTTCAAGCACATTGGCCATGTCGTCGGGTCTGACGCTGATCTGTTCCGACTTGACCTGCGCCTCTGCTGCACTTCTGAACTGATTTCGAGTCATGCCATAGACGAGTTCCGTCAGTCCCGTCCGTTTCTCGAACATCTCCATGACAGCCTGGAGGATCTGCCAGATGTCCGGGGTGACGGTCGGGAGCTGGAACACAGACACGATGTCGTTGATCGACCGGCCCAGGGTCTCGGACAGCTCGATCGTCGAGAATCCGTTCTCTTCGTGCTTGGCGAGCTGGTCCTTGACGTCCTGGTCAGCGGCCTTGCTTACCCCGATCACCGTCTTGCAGGAAGTCATAATCCTGGTGGCAAGGAAGCTCATGGCCCAGTTGATGAACTTCAGCTCGGGCATGGCTGGCTTGAGGTGCGAGATCGGCCACGAGTACCCGGTCTTCCGGTGGAACTGGAGCGGCACGAACGGCCAGCCGTTGTTGTCCGCATAGAAGGGGATCGGCCAGCGGGTCTTGGCGAACATCTGCTCGGGCAGTCCGGTCTCGGGGGAAGGCGGCTCAAGGGCGAGCTGCTTCGGGCAGTTCAGCGGCCAGTCCACCCCCTCGGCCACCACGATGTAGCAGTTGTCCCCCAGGGAGTCGAACGTCTCCTTGTGTTCCTTCGGGGCTCCCTTGAGGGTGTGGCCGAAGCCAGTCTTGGAGTAGATCCTCCAGTAGACGATCAGGTCGTTCGTCTTGCCGTTCCGTCGCTTGGTCTTGTACCCCTGGTCTTGCTCCTGGGACCTGGACGAGTAGCTCTCGATGTGGCCCTTGAGGTCGTCCCGAGACACGCCGTACTGCTTGGCAACCTGGTCGATGGGGTGAACGCACCGCCTGGCAACCCAGAGGATGTCCTCCTGCTCGTCGGCGTCAGGATCCCACTGGATGTTGTCGCTGCTGTCGAAGAAGCTGCCGATCATGCCGAACGGCTGACCGCCGGGACCTTCGAGCGTGACCAGCTCCGTCCACCAAAGACCCAGCCCGGTGACGATCGCTTCATCCACGCACTTCCGAGAGTGTTCCTTGAGGTTCAGCTCGGTGGGTGTGTAGTTGAGGTAAGCCTCGACCAGAGCCGAGACGCCCTTCTTCTTCTCGTCCTCCATGGCGATCATGTTGGAGGTCTGGATGAACGTCTGGATGCGAGGATCCTGGGCTGGCTGGCCCGTCATCGGGTCCACCTGCGGCGGGGCGCTCGGGTCGATCCCAAGGGCGACCGGGGTCACCATCGGGAACGGCCTGGGAGTCACGGTCCTGACCGGATTTCGGTGGTAGATGACAGAGGCAAAGAGCTTGACGGCCTCGAAAGCCTTGTTCACGCACATCCGAAAGCTCGGGGGGGCCAGCTTCGAGTAGTTGGGGGATGCCCCAGGACCGTCGCCTCGCCCCTTCCAGAACCAGTCCGCAGCTCCGTCGAAGAAGTCCCTGGCTTCCTGGGCGTCCATGGAGAACGGCCGCTTGTGGGTCTCGGAAGCCTTGATCTTCTCCAGCCACGAGGTCGCCACTGACCGAAGTGCGTCTTCCATCAGCTTCTGGTTGATGCCGTCCTCGGGGAGTGGCGGCAGCCCGCCGTCCTCGGAGTTCTCGGCAGCGTCAGTGGAGAGCCCCATGGTGTCCATCATTCACCCTTCACCTTCTTGGCGGCGTCGATCTTGGCTCTGGTCAGGACGGCCTGCATTTCCTTCAGAGCTTTCGTGTTGGGGTGCAGCTCATATGCCCCCCACTTCCCCCAGGCAGCGGCCGTCTCGCTCTCCCGCCAGAACGGGTCATCGATGTGGCGAACACTCGGCTTTTCCACGAACCCGGCGTTTTGGGCCCAGATCAGGATGTTGACGGTGTTGTTGCCGGGACGAGTGCTGACCCACCCCATCGCAGCCTGACTCTTGTCGGGCGTGAAGGGGTTGCTGTGAAAGAGAACCATGTCACCGACGAGAAGTTCACTGTGGTCCATGATGTAGCTTGCTCCCTGGTTGATTGCTCCAGCTGGGAATCAAACCACATGGTGGCCCGATCCGTAACTGTCGGTCACGCGACCCAGGTCTCCGTGTATGAGTTGGGTGCCAGGTAAACCACTCCGTTGTTCCCCTTGGCTTTGTCTCTGTCCTGTTTCCACTTCACCCACCAGGGGTCGTCTGACTGCCGGTGGGGGGCGTGATACCGGGGTTCGTAGGCACACAGGTACCGCAGGCAGTCCACGAGGTGGAAGTCGCCCCGCTTGTTGGGTTCATCGGTGACGATCGAGGTCCCGGCGACGTACTGCACCTTCTTCTTGTAGAGCTTCATCTCCCGCTCCATGTTGGGCAGGCAGCCCCTGAGGAACCGGAGCTTGGGGGTGCCGTCCGGGCGGATGTGCATCATGTTGCGGACGGCAGACAGACCAGCCTGAACGTCGTCGGAGCCGGGGATGAAGCTCGATCCGGTGGCCTGGGAGCGGATGTTGTGCTTCACCATCTGCTCGGTGTACTGCTCCTGGGGCGACTTGCCTGAACCAATGTCAGTCAGGCGGGCACCATGGGCGTCGATCAGGAAGGCATAGAACTGAGTTCCGGTTACCTTCTTGAGCAGCTCCTGGCCGAAGATGATGGCGTTGCAGTGCCTGATGTACAGCTCGTCGTAGACCAGCACCATCCGCTCGTCGGGCGGAACTGCGGCGAAAAGAACTGCGGTGACCGAGTGGCCGGGGTCGATGACGGCGTACCGGCACCAGTCCGGGGGAACACATGAGCCTGCCAGTGTCTCTCTAGACAGACCGTGAACCGACATGTTGAAGTTCGGGTAGACCTTGATCGAGTCGGTGTTGAACTCGCCCTCCGACCGCTGCTTGAGGACATCCTCGCCCACGGCTGCCCACCGCTCGATCATCTTCCTCTTCTCGTTCTCGTCGATGTGAGGGTTATCCAGGAACCTCAAGACGTACCTCTTGATGTCACTGCTTCCTGACTCCTCTGCCTTGTCGGCCCGCTCGTTGAGCCCCAGCAAGGCGTCATTCTTCGAGTGGGGCATGGCCGACCAGGTGAACCTCCCCTTTCGGTCAGCAAGCCGGGCCTGCATTTCGGGGACCCACTGCTCGTTGTTGATGTCCTCGTCGATGTGGACCCTGTCAGCCTGGAAGCCCTGGGGCGGATCGCCTTCAGAACTGAAGCAGTAGATGGTCCAGCCGTTTACCAGTTCGCAGGAGTTGAGGTAACCGGCAGACTTCAAGAGCCAGGAGTAGCTCTTGATCATCCGGGGCGGGATGAGCGGTGGGGCTGGTTTAGCCTGCTTCTCCCGCTCCAGGTCCCCGAGCAGGGCTGGGTTGAACGCCCGCCACTTCCCGGTGGTCTTGTCCTTGATGATCTTGAAGGCCCCGGCCTTGAACAGGTAGGGCACGACCACCAGTCCGATGTGCTTCCAGTTGGCACCGACGATGATGAGGTTCCCGCCCTCTTTGGGGTATTTGCCTTCGACGGGATGGGTACCTGTGGCAGCCCATGCGTCCTCCACGAACGTGCAGAGGGACTTACCCGACCGATTCCCCCCGATCACCAGGGTCTCGCTCGCTCTGTCTTGGTGGTAGTCCCATTGCTTGGGCGTTGGACAGTACAGCCTCAAGGACTCCATCCGGCGTTCCGAAAGCTCGCTCTGCAAGCTCTTGAGTTCGTCGATCTGATAGCCCGAGAGGGAGTTCACATTCGGGAGCGGGGAAGGCGGTGGAACCGGTGGGTGCTTGCGGGATGACATCGAGAACCCTTCCTTGGTTCAGCAGGATCACGTTCTCGATCCGCTGGGTGATTTCTGCTTCCAGTTCCTCTTCCGTGTACAGGTCGATGGGCTTCTTGGCCCCGCCCGCCTCGGTGTTCTTCGTGGCGAGACGAACGACCATCTCCAGGATTCCCGACCTGATCCTGCTTCCGGGCTTGGCGTCCCAGTATTGCTTCATGCAGATGCTTGAGAATCCGTTCACTCCCCCGAAGTAGTTCATCATGGACTCAAGCATCTCTGCGGTGTGCGGGATGTTCGCACCACCCGAGATCGTCCGGGAGCAGAAGCTCTCGACCGCCTGAGCCTCGATCTTCCCCAGGGCAGACTGCCGCTTCATGGCAGCCTTGCACTTCCGGCACACCCGCTGCCGCTTGTAGGTGCAGCCCTTGGCGGCGGCGAAATACTTGGGTGTCATGGGGAGTACCTTCAGGCACTCCTCGCACTGCTGTTCTGGCTGCTCTTTGATGTCCATGGTCACCTGTCGAGCTGCATGACCGAGCGGATCATGGGACGCATGAGCTGACCCTCATCACCCTGGTTCAAGGCATTCTGGAGGGTTCTCTCCCGCCAGTTGCCGTACTGGTCGAGGATCTGGCTGGCCATCGTCGGGCCGAGCAGCGACTCGTAGAGGGACTCCATCATCCCCTCGTCCATCGGGATCGGTGACGCAGCGTTCTCCCTGGCCATCTTGGAGAACATCTGACCCATGCCAGCCTCTGCCGCGTTGAGGTCGATGGGTCTCCCGGCCTGCTTCTCTCGCAGCAGAGCCCGGATCGTGTCAGACATGGCTGCCCCCCTTACAGATCCGGGGGGCCCGAGGATGTGGAATCCCTGGGCCCCCCGGTGCGGCTGTTGATGAAGAGATGAATCTCAGCGGGAGACAGCGGTGGCTGTAGCCACACTGGCACCACTTCGGACAGCACGAGCGTTCTCCCGGCCGAGGTACCGCTGGTACCGGGCTTCCTTCCGGGCAGACTTTCGGCTGCCATGGCAGGAGGTCTTCGGGGTGGCAACGGCCACGGCGGTGGCAGTCGGGGTCTCGGCCACGGCAACCACAGCGGGCTCCGCGACGTTGACCGAGACATCAGCCAGGGCCGGGACACCGAAGACCAGGACAGCGACCGCGAGGAGGCAGAGGAGCAAGGGACGCATGAAGGTGGGTTCTTTCTGGGGCTCTTGGTAGGGGATGGAGATCAGACCGAGGCCGAGTGGTTCGAGAGGCCGACGAGGGCCCGGACCTTGCCGTCCTCGACATCGGCCAGGGCGACACCGAGACCTTCGCCCACGACGGCATCACCGGCACCGAGGCCGAGCTTGTCGCCCTTGGCAGCGGCAGCACAATCCACGGTCGTGGGACCGGAGATCACACCCCAGAAGACGTCGTCTTCCTTGACCCCGGCGGGCGGGAGGTACTCGTCCACCACGGCGGTGAGAGCGTCACCGGCAGCAGCGAGAGCTTTCGTCTCACCGAGGAGGTAGCTGACCACCTGGCCAGCCTGGAGGACATCGCCGGTCTTGTTGCGGAGAGCAACACACCGGACCACCCCGTTGGAGAGCTTGTCTCCGCTGCGGGCATGGTCGTCGGTGAAGACCTTCTCGGCACCGGCCCACCCGTTGCCGAACTCAGGCGGGTAGACCTTCACACCTTCACCGAGGGTGTGACCACGAGCGAACGGCGGATCAGCAGTCAGAGTGGACATGCGTGTGAGCTTTCTGGTGGAGGGGCTGGGTTGGGTTCAGGGGACCGTCTTGGTTCAGGCGATGGCCTGGAGCTTGAAGAAGTTCCTCGGGCTCTTGAACCGGAGGTTGGCGAGGACGGAGACGACATACCTGTAAGACTGAAGTTCCTCGTTGTAGAACGGACCCTCGGGAGTCATCAGGTTGCCTTCCATGCACCTCATCTCCATGTTTGCGATGGAGAGACCGTACCCACACCCCTTCGGGACAGCGTATTCCGTGCTGACGTCCACGCCGTCCTGCTGGAAGACGTCCTTGAAGCCGTAGGACCGGAGACCCTCGTTGTTGTTGGCGAGGATCCGTTCCTTGGAATCCAGCTTGTTCATGTACTCGATGTACATCTTGCGATCGACGATGACCATGTCGATCTGGGATTCCTTGGTGTCGTTGCGCTTGGCCTGGTTGATGCCCTCGCGGACGGCCTGAACGCAGTTCTCCTGCCAGGTCGGGGTGGTACCACCCTTGAAGCTGGTCGAGGTGTAATTCACCACGACCGGAGAGTAGAAGTCGTACTCGGGGTCGCAGGTGCCATTCGGCCACGAGCTGCCGGGGTGCTGGGAGCCAGCCACCGCACCGAGACCGGTGTTGACCGTGGCGTAGACGTCGGCGGGCCAGCCGAACATGTCTTCGGCGTTGGCAACCCGCTTGGTGCCGTCGTTGATGTTGACGGTGCCGTCGATGCCCATCATCGACTCGATGCCGTGGAACCGCAGTTCATTCCCCGGCAGGTTGCCGTCAACCCACACCTCATGCCCGAGGTGCTGTTCCATGCTCTCCTGGAGCCGGGTTGCCATCTTCCCGGCGACGTTGATGAGAGCCTGCTGGCCCCGGTTTTCGAGCATCTCCTTCTTGTAGATGCTGTCGGGGACTTGGTAGCCACGGAACGGAAGCTCGGCGTCCACCCAGAGGTTCTGGCGGGCGAAGACTCGGGGAGTCTCACCGTTGTTTCCCGAAACTGGAACATTCCGGTAACGGATCTGCCACTGGATTCCTCTTCCAGATTGATTCATCAGGACGTTGCCCGATGCTTCGAGAGCGGCGAACACCTTGAACTTGCGGAAGGTGTTCAGCTCTTCCTGCCGCAGGTACTGGATGATCGTGGTGCCAATGCTACGAGCCCAGTCGGTGGACGACGGCATGTTCTATCCTTCTTAGATGAAGCCCTTGCTTTCGGCGTTCGCTGCGAGCATCTGCTCGAACGACATCTTCGGCTTGGGGGCTCGTGGGTCGTTGTGGGTGGTTCCGGCTGATCGGCTTGGAGACCGGGAGGCTTCGCGCCTCAGGTACTCCATGTTTTGCTGGGCAATCGCAGCCCTCTGGTCGGCCTGAGGGGGAGGAGCAGGGGGCTGATACTGCGGGGCTGGGGGCTGTGGCTGAGCCTGCTGCTGGTACTGAGGGGCTTGGGCCTGAGCCTGCCTCTGCTCGAAGTCTCGAAGCAGAAGACCGTACTCGACCTTGTCCCTCGCGTACTGCCAGCGGGCCTGAGGAGAAGCGATGCCTAGAGCCCTCGCCTCTTCGACATATTTATGTACCGAAAGACCCTCCGGTGTGACATTGCCCTGCTCGTCGAACAGCCAGTCCTGGTTCTCGGCCTGGATCGAATCCACGAATGACTCGTTGTCGCGGGCCTGAAGCTGCTGCTGGATTGCCTGCTGGGCGATCTCCTTGGAGCGAGCCTCGATCATGGGGCCGAGGGCTTTCTCCGGGTCCGACAGGAACTCCTTGGCGAAGTTTGCCTTGTAAGACTGGAGTTCAGCCAAGGCATGGCGGGCGTCGAGTGGTGCGTCCGGGGAGATGACTTCCCGGCCGTTCTCGTCCTTGACGAGGTACTGCTTGTATGCCTCCCGGACTTCCGGCGGGTTCCACCACCCCTTCTTCTCGGGCGCGGGAGCCTGCTGGACGGGTGCCTGCGGCTGATTCCGGGTCTTCAGCCACTCTTCGTACTGCGGCCGGTCAGCCAGGTACTGCTGAGCGATCGGCATGACCTGCTGGTACTGGGCCAGGTGCCGGGCGGCGGCTTGCTCTCGCTGCATCGAGAGGTACAGCCCCTGGGCGATTTCCTGCTCGGATCTGCCCTGGAACTGGGGCAGGCGGCGGAAGTTCTCCATCACCCCCCACGGGTTCGGTGCCTGTTGCGGCGGCGGTGGTGCGGGCTCGGCGGCTTGCGGCTCGGGAGACTCCACCTCTTCTTGGGTGTTGTCAACGTCCTGCTGTTCAACGCCAACGTCTTCTTGCTCGTCCATGTGCGCGGTTCTCCTAGGGTGTAGAGATCACACGCGACGACAGAGTGTTTCGTAAGTGTCGGACCAGGGAGTTAGTAAGCCATCGGAACTGACCCAGGCTTGATCGCTGGCTTAGCCTTGTTGGCTGTGTTCAAGTTCTGGTTCTGGATTGCCTTGGCTGCCTCGGTGTACCTGTACTCTCTGTCTGCCAGCTGAGCCTGGTCTGCGTCGTAGGTCTTCATCTTGCCCTGGAACTCGCCGTCGTCCTTGATGTAATCCGGGCTGCTGGCGAGATCGGGCCTGTTCTCGATGCCGGGCTTGAACATCTGACCCCAGCTCGGCTTCGGGTACTCGATGCCAGCATGGATCGCCGCCGTGAGCGGGACCGATGTGCCTGCTTCCTGGAGGGTCTCGTTGCCGAGGTGCTTGGCACCGGAAAGCAGGCTTCGCTTCAGGGTGGCTTTGGCTGCACCGCGAGCTGCGTTCTTGGCGAGACCGCCAGCCACGCCGCGAGCGATCCCGGCGGCAGCTCCTACTCCCATGCTGGAGAGAGTGAGCGGATCGAGCGGTGCTTCGTAGAGCGCCTCGCCCAGAAGGGATCCCGCGTAGCTCGGGACCTGGCCCTTCTCGGCTCTCCAGTAGTCATCCTGGGACATCCCGCGAGCATCTGCGTGAGTCTTGGCTACCTCGCCAAGAGACTGCTCTCGCTGAGCAGGTGAGTCCACCCAGTCTTTCTGCGAGGACTGCGGGATGATGGGCGAGATGTTGTTGATGTTCTTGCCCGAGGTCGAGTTCCTCCAGGCGTCGAGAGCTTCTCCCGGAGCAGACCCATCGAGGAGACTGCGGGTCAGGTTGGACGCGAAGTCACCGACAGCACCGAGGGCAGGGCCGATGACGGGAGTGTCTCTTGCCGTCATGCCTGGAATGCCGCCAGTTGCAAGCCAGGCAGCCGGGCCGAACCCAGAGAGGGCACCGCCAGCCAGTGCTGAAGACGCAGCTGGCATGAAGTCTTTCTCTTCGGGATGCTCGACTGCTTGGTGGGACGCGAACTGCCCGATAGCCTGCATGGGACCGAGGACTGCACCGGCAGCGAACTCGGGGTTTTCCATCGCTTGCAGGGTTGCCTGGTTCGAGGCGTACCTCTTGAAGTTGGCAGTTCTCCAGGGATCCCAGCCGTTGCTGCCGTGCGAGAAGTTGGCGTCTTTGCTTCTCTCGTAGTAGTGCAGTGCGCTTTCCAGGGGGGTCATCATGTGAGACCCACCTTGGGACATGGCAAACCTTCGGTCTTCTTCTGCTTCGAGGTCGCTCTCGGGAGTGCGGCCCAGCATTCCCTCAAGGAACTCGCGGTCCCTGAGCCATGCGTGTGCCTGCTTGTCTCCTGGCGACAGCTCGAACGAAGCCTTGCCCTGACCCTTGGCCTTGACGTCCTCGTCGGTCCAGCCCTGCCCGATTTCTCCACGACGCAGGATCTTCCGGTGAGCCTGCGGGTCTTCGTCGAACACCAGCTCGCCCTCTTCCAGCGAGCCGTCATCGAACCTGTCCCCGAGACGGGCGAACTTCTGCCACTGCTCTGGATCGAGCAGGTACGAGTCTTCCGGGAGCGGGAGTTCGTCTCGCCCAGCCCGGTAGGCGTCGGAGTTCCCGTGGTAGAGATGGCTGGCGATGTGGTCCATCTCGTCGGGATGGAGTGCAAGCCTGCCCCGGTTGTTGTAGCGGGCGATCACCTCTCGGAGTTCACGGAGACCCCTGGGGGACTCAGGTTGTTCCGGCATGTTTCGCCCCTTCGTTGCTGACGATGTGCGGACCAAGCTGGCCGAGGATCTCCATGTCCCACTCGTCCAGGTCCTGGAGGATCCCCTGCAAGTAGAACTGGAGCTGGTGGTACCCGTCTGCCTTCCGCCCCTTCTGTGGTCCGTACTGCATGGTCGGCTCGGGGCCAGTCGTCGGGGCTATGGGCCCAAGACCTTTGGAGAGGTCAGCATCGACCGGCTCCCTGAGCGTGTTCTTCAGCATCTCGATGTGCTGCTTGGGAGTCATCGGGACTTCACCGGTCAGTCCGTAGTTGAAGCCCTTGAGCCTGCTGTACTCGGCCATGAACTCGGGCAGCGTGTTCGTGTAGTTGAGGTGCTTGCTGATCGAGTCGGCGTTTGCCAGGGCGGTGAGTGCGTGTTCCTGGGGAACGTGGCGACCTGACCCCCACCGGACGCGACCATTCAGGGAGTCTGTCGTGAACTTTCTGGCGGGGTTGGCGAGTTCAGTTTCGTACATGTCAGCCGGGTCGTTCATCACATGGCCGATCTCGTGACGGAACAGACCGCCCGGCTGGTACCCATGAAAGTTCTTGGCCATGGTGGGGTTCATGGCAATGAAACCAGCCTGCGGGCTGGCGTAGCCACCACCTCCAGCCAGGATGTCAATGCCATTTCCGGTGAACACATGGAGCGGCTTCGAGAAGTCCTTGACCCGCTGGGCGTTGGGCTGGGACATGAAACTGCCGCTGAGACCGGGACTGAGAAGCGAGTCCTTGAGCTTGTCCCACATCTGGGGACCGTAGACATGATCCCGGTGGTACTGCTCGCGGGTGGTCGTGAGCATGTCCGCGTCGTCGGGGATGTCTTTATCGCCAGCAGCAAACCTCTTGATGCGGTAGGTGCCCCTGGCGGTGCCCGGCTCGCCGTGCTTCTCTGCCCACTGGCTCAGTTCTTTGAGTCTCTTCTGCGTTGCCGGAACTGTCTGGGGGAGAACGGCAGAAGGCTGAGCGTCCGCGTCGAAGCGACCGGCCATGACCGAGTCGATGCTGTAGGGCTTGGCGAGCCTCCTGATGTATCCAGCCATCAGCGTTCCTCCTGCGGACTCAAGAGTGCGGCACCAAGGGGGGCAGACAGGAATGTGCCTTTGCCGACTCGCTCGAACGGCACTGCTGGCATCCGGCCCCACTTCTTGTCGATCGTGCCCCTGCGGTAGGGGTCTGGGTCAATGTCCATGACCGGCTGCTGGTCGGCCCGGCCACCGGGGGCAAGCTCGAACGCCTGGAGAGCCTCGATGTGGTTTTGCCGGTACTTCGGGTTCTCGGCCATCTGCTTCTTGTGGGCCTCCCGGCTCTTGGGATGCTTGTCCAGCGAAGCCTGGAGGTCGTAGCTTTTCCATTTCTTCCACTCATCGGTCAAGTTCCTGACCGTGTTCTCGTCGATGCCTTCCCCAAAGGCCAGGTTCTCATCGAAATACGTTTGCGTGTGGGGGTCAGCCGGTGACCAGCCATCAGCCAGGTTGTCTGGCGCACTCTGGCCAGCTCGCAGGTAGTGCGTTCGATACAAGTCGTCTCCGTCTTCACCTACACGCTCCAGCACTGGTGCATGCCAGGTGTTGGTGAGGTGATTGAAGTGCGACACTACTCCGGAGGCAGCCTCGTCGCCCATTGCCCGCCTGGCTCTCTCGATGGCATCTGTCCACTTGCGGAGGTCAGCAAGGCTCGCGTTCTCCATGGCGAGCGGGCCTGGCTCGAAGGCAATGTCGTCGCCAAGCCTTGTGATTATCGAGCCGTCAGGAAGACCGAACCCGTCCATCAAGCCAGGCGGCAGGAGATCGGGCCTGACTCTGGCGGCTTGCTGGGCGACCTCGGGAAGTGCTTCGGGGAGCTTGGCGGCAAGCGGTGTTGCAGCAGCTGCCAGTACCCCAGTCTTCTTCAGGAAGTCCCGGCGGTTGATCTTCGGCGGTGCCTGCCCGACGAGACCCTGGAGCAGCTTGATGTAACTCGGCATGGGAGGGACTCCTTCACCCCCATTTATGTCGCCAAGTCCCCGGAGTCTGGCATCAGTTCCTGGATGGTTCCGTCCACCACAGCTTGTCCGACTGGCACATCTCTTCGTGCAGGTCCCCGAGGGTCTCGTAGAGGTGGGTAACAAGCTGGTTCACCTGTTCCCAGAGATCCTCTGTGAGATCAGCCGGGTCCAGCAAGCTGTGAAACTCGCCGTCCAGGGTTACGAACTGAAGCCCCTGCGGCCCTATGGTCAGCACCACATCCACTGGCTTGTCGCTCATGCTTGCCCCCATGCCTGGTGCCAGGCGTCCATGATCTGGTCCGACGAGAGCGTCAGATCACCGGGCGGCACCGTGGCAGCGTGTTTGCCACCAGCGACAGCAGCGACAGCGACACAACCTCGTTCTTCTCGGGCTTCCGAGAGTTGTGTCGCCAGGTCCTCGCTGACTACGGCAGCACCAAAGAAGTCGAGGGCAGCCTGGAGTGACTCCTGGTTGGTTACCTTCTCGCTGTCTGCCTTGGTTACCTTCACGACGGCAACCTTGGTCTTCCTGGTTACCTTTCTCAGGTTCTCCAGCCGGTTATCAGTGGGATCACCGTTGATGTGGTCGAGCCCCTTGACCCACTCGCCATGCTCCAGGAACCAGACGTACTGGTGCATGGCGAACATGTTCTTGGTCTTGCCGGTTACCTTCTTGTAGTGCCGAAGGTAACCGTTCTGGTTACGTTGCCATGAGAGTGCAGCCACCCTCGCCTCGTGCCTGGGGTCTACCTTGGCCCCGGTTTCACTGAACCTCATCTCCACCTCCGGTTACTTTTTGGTGCAGGTAACTGGCGGGGTTGTCTCATGCAGTGCGTGGTCCCGTAAGTGTCGGACCAGGGAGCAGGTAACCGGGACAGCAGGGAAGGTAACCCGAGTTCAGGGGAGGTAACCGGGGCTCAGCGTGTAGGTAACCCGATTCCAGAGCAGGTAACCCGATTCCAAAATGGGGGAAAATCCAGGCGGGGAACGTGAATTGCGCGCGTGCGGGATTGGGGGGGGCGGCCTGGCCCAGTCTTCGACTGGCAGCCAACCGATTGCCACGCATGGCTTTGCGACACGCGGCAATCGAAGACCCCCCTCGGCCCCCCCAGTGGAGGGGTTTTTTCAGGCTCGACTGCCACCCCGCGCGGTACCGCCCGCAGTTCTGCGCGGGGTACTGCGGGCGGTGGATCGCGGGCGATGGGTCGATCGATCGGTGATCGGTGGGTCGATCGGTGGGTCCACCCTACGCGCGCGCGTGGCCCCTTCGGGGCAGCCCCCGGTTTCCCGGTGTCGGTCGGCCAGCACAAGCCGCAGTGCAGTGTGCTGCTCGATCGATCGGGTTGCTCGTGCGTTGCCCCTTCGGGGGACGCCACGGTTTCCCGGTGTGGTCGGCACCTTCGCCGGTCACACTCGTTCGGTGTCACACTCTCGGAGTACGTTCCCATGCCCAAGTCCACGAAGACCGCCGCCGCCCCGACTGTCGATCCCGCCCTGCTCGCTGCCATCATGGCGGCGATGCAGGCCATGCCGAAGCCCGATGCGGCGGCGGAAGAGCCCGAGGAGAAGCCCAAGGCGGCGAAGCCCAAGGCCAAGGCCAAGGCGGCGAAGGAGTACACCTTCGAGCCGCAGTTCTGGGCCGGTCGGTGGGTGCTGCCCCGTGGCGGGATCTGCCTCGATTCGTGGCTCCAAGTCCGGGCCAAGATGGACGAGTGGTACGCCGATCCGGGCCGCACTTGGAAGAACTACGAGCCCAAGGAGTGACCTAGGCCGGTGATTCACAGGGGAGGGGAGTGGGGGGAAACCCCTGCTCCCCTCCCCTTTTTTTTTGTTTTCACAGTGCGTGTTGTGGTCGTGTTCTGGCGGTCGGTCGATCGCCCACGGCAATCACGCATTCACCCTTCCCCGGAGCGACGACGATGCCCGCAAGCTACCCGCAAACGATTCGACGATTCCCGAACGGGATCACTCTTTCGATCCTCACCATGGGGGAAGACGAGTTTGAAATCTGCGCTTTCCGGGGGCGGGAGATTCTCGATTTCACCGACGACGCTCCCATCCATGCGATGGCTCCCGGAGCGGTCAGCGGCTTGACCATCGACGAAGTCGAGCTGGCTGCCCAATGGCTGGAGAAACGCGAGTGATCGATCACGCGCCGCCCCTTCGGGGCAGGCCACGGTTTGCCGACGACGACGGTTCCCCGGTTCAGTTCTCACCTTCACTGGAGTTCACCATGTCCGCACCTTCCTGTCTCTCCGATCTGCCGATGGTCCTCGACGAGAGCGACGTCGATCGTGGGTTCTGCGTCGAGCAGCGCAGCCTGCAAGAGTCCCCCATGGATGCGATCCTCGACGACTTCGTCGAGTCGGGTCTCCCGTGGGAGAAGTTCGTGCTGATGTACGACGTTGCGAAACCCGACGTCGCTGCTGCCTGACGACGGTGCCGATCACTACCTCCCGGTCAGTCCCCTCTGTGGGATTGGCCGGGAGGTTTTTTTGTTGTCTTACGGTTCGGTTTTCACCCTCAAGGAGTCGATCATGGCCACCAAGAATCTCAAGCTGGCGAACGTCAACGGCCAAGCTGGATCCGCGACCAAGTCCACCCGGAAGATCGAGGTGGCACTGAAAAACAAAGCCGACGCTGCTGCTCGGCTGGAGTATCTCCAAGACCGGCAGCGGCAGGCCAATGCCCTGCGGGAGCAGGGTTACTTGGGCAACGACGAGACGGTGTTCGCCCACCACTGGCTGGACACTGCGTTCTCGGCGGTCCCGAGTCTGGCCAAGTGGGCTTCGACGAAGCTGACCAGAGATGGGCGGAAGCCCAGCGTGGTGCAGTTGAAGGGGCTGGTCTTCGACTGGATCCACCAGCCGGTCAACGCTGCCACCAAGGCGGCGGTCTATGCGGCCCTCACCCAGAAGGGAGGTGAGTGATGGTCTGGAGGGTACAGCTGGAGCTGGAGAAGTTTGGTGAAAGCCTCTGGGTGAACCACTACTTCAAGACTGAAGCGGCAGCGAGGAAGTTCTTTGCCAGTTCGGGGGGCATCGAAGCCTCTGACGGCTGGCGTGTTCGAGAGGTGTCTCTTACCAAGATCGAAGGAGGGAACTGATGGACAACAACGAACCCGTGGACAATCCCGAACTCACCAAGCGGTCGAACGTGGGCGACGAGTCCTCGATCGGTGAGCGTCTCACCAGGATCATCAAGGCTCGGGAGACCCGGATCGACGAGCTGTGGAAGGATCGGGACCGGCTGGAGTTTGCGAATCTCCATCTGGCCGAGATGGTCCGGGAATGCTACCCCGAGAACAAGACCATCGAGACGTTCATCAAGATCGTCGAGAAGTTCCAGACCGGCCAGCTGTGGGCAGACTTCAAGGCTGAAAGCGACAAGCTCAAGGCCGATGCCGAGCGTACCGCCAAGGAACTGAAGATCAAGGCAGACAGGGTCATTCAGCTTGAGCTTGAGAACAGGCAGATCAGGGGGGAGAACGCAACCCTCAGGCTGTCGAACGAGGAGTATTACGAGGACAAGAAGACCCACCGCGACTGGTCCGAGATGGCAAAGCAGCTCAAGAAAGAGAACGAGCTACTCCTCGATGCCAACAAGTTGGTGAACGAGAAATGCGAGGTTCTCCGCGACGAGAACCAGCAGTTCAGGGCAGACAACGCGGAGCTGCTCAAGGTCCACAAACAGATGGTCGAGCGGTTCGACGACAGCCTGAAGCGTGGGCTGATGCTGGTCAGGTCGATCGAGAACCTCTCTGCCACGGTCGCCCGGCTCACCGCTGACAAGTGATTCCACACGTTGTCTACGCCTTGCTGATCCTCGTCGCGTTGATTGTCAGTGCAGGGCCAGTCGTCCTGGCTGGAGCAGTGATCCTTGTGGTCGCTGCTCTGGTCGGGGCGGCTGGCCTTTTTCTTTTTTCCCGTTTGTGTCTGTCCGTTCGTTCCGTTTTCACCTTCACAGAAAAGGTTCTTACCTATGGCTCACGACAAGACTGCCAGCGAGTTCGAGCAGATGTTCATGGACGACCTGCTCTCCAGCACCACCACCAAGGAAACGCCAGCCCCGCAGGTGGCTCCCTCACTCCCCGTCCAGCCCAGCCCCCAGCCCGTCGTCGAGCGGGTGGTGGAGGTGCAAACCCCTGAGAAGACGAAGACCTACCGGCCCCCGGTGGAGAAGGTGGAGATGCACTTCCCCGGATTCCCCTTCGAGATGAACCGTGCCAAGGAGAAGGGGTACCTGAACATCCTCTTCAGCAAGTTCAGCAAGGCGTACCTGTACTACGCCCAGATCGAGAAGCTCGTCCGATTCTGTCAGGCCCACGGCGACGAGTTCCTCGCCTACCTCAAGAGTCAGGGGGTGAAGTGATGCCAGAGTGCATGTACTGCAACGTCCAGCTGGACAAAGACCGTGCCGAGTACCTCGAAGAAACAGGCAGGCCGCTGACCTGCAAGTCCTGCTCCTCCGAGGGGCATGCGTTCGTGCTTATGGAGTACGGACACAAGACCGCCGGTGCGATCGTTCGTGTTGGCACCAACCCGGAGGAAATCCGGCGAGCCAAGCGAGCGTACCGGCGGGCCAGGTAGTAGAGCGATCGATCCCGTGCGGCCCCCTTCGGGGGAGCCCACGGTTCCCCGGCAGCACCACCCTCACCCAGCAGGAGACAGACATGAAAGCCAAGCGGATCAAGCTCAAGTCCTACATCACGACGGAGCGGGCAGAGAAGCCCGACTCCAGCTCGTGGATGGAGGATGTGAACGGCGAACTCCAGACCTTTGCGTTCTCTGGTCCATGTATTGACAGCACCCGGACACTGAAGAAGGAGGCACAGGAGTGAGGCGTTTCCATCAGGAAGAACACATAACCAAGCGGCGGTCCCGTCTTCATCGCCAGCTCTACAGCTGCGAGCCCGCCAACAGCGGCAAGTACCGGAAGACGAGGCTCGGCTGTCAGTTGTCCGGTTGCTTGATGTGCAAGCCCGGCAAGCGTCCCAAGCGTATCCCCACTCGACAGGAGATCAACCACGATGGCAGCGACGGCAATCTCGGTGGACGGAAGCGGGCAGGATGGGTGCTTCCTGTGGTGGAACCCCGGCCAGATGAAGGTCACGAGCCTGCGTGATGCACTGGATTCTGTGGGTCTGGGTGGCCTTGCCCCCAAGGCAAGCACCATCCCGGCGAGCATGAAAGAGATGCTCGGCGGGTTCATTGAGGCAGCCAACCTCAAGGTGCGGGGGCTGCCCATCGACATCAACCCCCTGCGGTCTGATGTGAAGGGCTTTGAGGTTGTCCAGCGGCACCCCGGTGACACCGAGAATCAGCATGACTTCATGCTCTCGGTGATCCTCGATGAGTCCGTTGGCAGGATCAAGATCGCCAAGTTCAATCCGAGGTACTTCAACATCGGTTCCAACCAGCAGTTGATCGAAGACAAGATGACCGCTGTCTTCTTCCAACAGTTGGACTGGTACCCCACTCCGATGGTGTCCAGCTGCATCTCCCGAGTGGTGGCCTACTTGGGTGGTGTCCTCTGCCGCAAGGCAGGGGGTGTGTACTTCCTGCCCGAGTCTGCGATGACCCAGTTCGAGCCGCTGGCTGACGAGCTGGAGAAGTCTCAGGGTGGGGTCGAGCTGACCATCACCAAGTTCGAGCTGCGTCCCGGAGAACGGAGCTACAGGCTTGTGGCTCAGTCTCTCCAAGCGGAGATCGACGAGGCTCTTGTCGCCATCGAGGAGGGTCTCAAGACCATCGGCAGGCAGCGGGCCAATGGCAAGGAGAGCAGGACCGCTGCACTCCAAGCGATGGCTGACAAGATCGCTCGGTACGAGCGGATCCTTGGTGTCACCCTCACCGGACTGCGTGATGCGGTGACCAAGGTTCAAGGGGCAGTCGATGCCCACACGGTGGTCGATGACCTCGGTCTCTGATCGATCGCCCGCTACCCCTTCGGGGTGGCCCACGGTTCCGGTTCAGCGTTCCCCTCACACCGACTGGAGTTTTGCATGAACAAGATCGACTCTCTCTGGACGAAAGCCTGCAACAACGTGGCCGCTTGGATCGTGGCTCAGGCCCGCCGCAATGTGATGATGTGGTCGCCTCCCGGTCAGTCCAAAACCGCAAGCACCATCCACATGGCAAGGAGGATGGGCAGGGAGTTCCTCCTGCTCATCGGCAGTTCGATGCCGCCCGAGGATGTCGGTGGCCTGCCGGACATCAAGCGGAATGCCATGTCCGCAGCGGAGTTCTTCCTGAACATCCCGCCGTACTGGGCTCACCGACTCCAGCAACCGGGGTGCATTCTGCTGGCCGACGAGTTCACCTGCACTGGGCCAGCGACCCGAGCCCCCCTCCAGCTGGTGTTCGCCAACCGCAGGATCGGGCAGCTGGAAATCCACCCGGACAACTGGCTGATGGGTGCCGCCAACCCCAGCAAGTGGGCTCCCAATGCCACGCCGCTGGAGAAAGCGATGGCGAACCGGTTCGTTCACATCGACTTCAAGATCAACTACGAAAGCTGGAAGATCGGCATGCAGTCCTCGGCCGACAAGTTCGGTGAGGACTGGATCCCCACCCTGCCCTCCGACTGGGAGCGGTACAAGGAGAAGTGGGGGTACCTGATCACCAGCTACCTCGACAAGAACTCCAACGATCGAGAGCATGCCCCGCCGGATAGCGACGAGGAGAACTCGTACCCCACCTACCGCAGCTGGATGACACTGCGGGATGTGCTGGCAGCAGCTGATTCTGTTGGTGCCCCCGGCGGGGTGATGAGCCAGCTGGCACACGGCACGGTCGGCAAGGTGGTCGGCAGCAACCTGCTGCGGCACGTTGCCCACCTGGATCTGGTCGATGTCGAGGCTGTCCTCAAGGGGGAGAAGACTTACACGTTTGACCGCAATCGTGTTGACCTTGCCTCTGCCTTGTTGGTCAGTGCTGTCGCTGCTCTCAAGCAGAACTACAGCGAGGCACGTCTCGATGCTGCCGTCGATCTGTTCTGTAACAACGTCGGCAAGCATGCCAAGGATCTTGTGCTGACTCAGCTCAAGCCCCTTGTCTCTGCTCGTCCCGAGGGTAGCCCGCTGCCCCGCCGGTCGGCAGAGATCATCACTGCCTTCGGCAAGACCATCCCGGCTGAAGCTCGCCCCAACAACCGGTCCTGAACCCCAACAGAAAGCACCGCACATGGATGACAGGAAGACCTACACCGCACTGGTTGCGGTGACCCGAGTCGATGAGATGTACGTCAACATCAAGGCTGCCAGTCTGGAGCAGGCCCGGTTGGCTTTCGACGCACTGGTCGAAAGCGGTGACGAGGACTTGTTCGAGACGATCCTCGACAGCTGCGACCACTCCGAAGACAGCATCGAGGCCAACATCGAGGGGGAGGTGACGCGGAGCAGTGACATCACCATGCCGCCGGATGAAGTCACCCCGGAGAGGATCGTCATCTACCCCCGTCTTCGGGGTGAGGTGAACAGCTACGTCCAAGAGTTCGTGGATGAGTGGATCAAGGACAACGAGGAGGACTGATGCCACCTACTGGCAGACGGGAGAAGGACGAGAGGTACAAGCGTCTCTCGTTCGATGAGCTGCTCGCCATCGACCAAGCGGTGACTGCCCTTCACACCATGCTGCTTCACACATGGGATGAAGACAGGTTCGGTGCCGACCGGGAGAGTCGGATGCTGAACGTCGAGGCAGCGGAGCGGGCGTTGATTCGTATCGGTTTCAACCAAGGCACCAACACAGAAGAGGAAGTATGAACGCAGCAGTGAATGCGGAGACAGACCTTCAGGGCTTGTCGATGCGTGAGCGGGTTGCTCACTTTCGGATGATGACTCACCAGTACGCACCGTACCTGTCCAGCTACGTCTACTCGCTGGTCATGGTCGAGCGTCCCGGTATTGGCACGATGGCAGTGGACAAGTACGGAAGGATGTACTTCGATCCTGCCTTCGTCGATACCCTCACCCTTGAGCAGGGTGGTTACGTCGTTCTTCACGAGGCATGGCACCTCATTCTGAGGCACTGCCATCGGAGCAAGGACATCATCGGTGCCACGCCAACCCGTCTCCAGCGGGAGCGGTTGAACGTAGCCTACGACGTCGTGATCTGGGAGTTGATGGAGGCGATTGCCCACCATGCCCCGCAGATCGAGGGCGGTTCGTGCATCACCTACCCCCTGATGAAGGAGCGGTACCCGGCACTCGAACGGAACCTCTCACCTCAGGAAATCTACAACATCATCTCCGAGCAGGATGATGCACCGCCACCCGAGGAACCGGGCCAGCCGGGCGATGAAGAGCAGGACGACGAGCAGGGTGACGAGGAAGGCGGCGACTTCCACCAGCCCAGCGAAGACGACGAGGAGTTCGATCCCGACACCGAGTCGGAAGACAGCGGCGATGACTCCGACGAAGACTGCGAGCGGAGCGAGGAGGACAGCGATGAGGGTGAGCCCGGCGAGGAGAACGACGATGGTGATGGCGACGAGAGCAGTGATGATGGAGACGAGGAGGCGGATGGCGAGGGAGAGGATCAGGGAGACGACGACTACGGGGACTTCGGCACCCCGGTCGAAGACGACAAGCCCAGCAAGCGCCCCGCCTACGAAGACCTGACCCGGATCGGTGACGGCAGCTGTGCCGACAACGAACCTCGTGAGTACGAGGAACCGCCGAATCCAAACTGGGATACGTTCATCGAGGACCAGCTTCTCGAAGACGTCGAGCGGCGGATCGAGGAACAGGAGAGCCGACCGTGGCAGCCCGGCATCGGGAACGTACCCGGCTGCCTGAAGGAGACGATCAGGAACAAGCTCCGTCCCCAGCCTGACCCTTGGGCAAAGCTCCGGGCGGTAGCTGCTCTCGCTGCCAGTACCCCACGGGGAGCGGTGGACTACACCTACTCCCGTCCCAACCGGCGGCAGCACTCGATGCCCGCTGGTTCCCCGCTGCTCAAGAGCCAGCGGAAGTTCGCCCCCAAGGCAGTGGTGATCGTGGACACGAGTGGTTCGATGACCACTCTCTGCAAGGTGAAAGCCCTGAACGTGATTGCTCAGGGGCTGCGGGCTCTCGGTGATTTCCCGGTTATCTGCGGCGACATGAGGGTTCAGTCGGACACCAAGGTGTCGAAGCTGACCGACCAGTTCGAGATGCCCGGCGGCGGCGGCACCGACATGGTGATGCTGATCGAGTACGCCATCGAGAAGCACAACCCCACGGTGATCGTGCTGGCAACGGACGGTGGCACGGGCTGGCCGTCCACCAAGATCAAGCCCCAGCTGATCATCGCACTGACCCAAGACTTGCCCACACCTGAGTGGGCTACGACTTGCTACATCCCGGACGAGGGAAAGGAGGTGACGCAATGACCGCCCCGCAGTTGGAGTGGCTGGCTGAACTAGCCCGAGAACTGGAACGTCGAGTCCTGCTGGAGATCAGTGATGTCGGGGGCGATGACATCCTGAACCACTACCCCACTCCGGTGACTGAGGTAGTCGATTGTTTGATCGAGAAGTACGAACT